AAGGAGCGAATCAACCCTCCTTTATATCAAGCAACTTGAGGTTGCTTTGCCATATTCAGTTGTGCAATTTTGAGAAGGGTTTCCTTCTTTGCTTTTTTCTTTAAGTAACGAACGAAGTAAGTGTTCATTTGTGCCCCTCCTTTACAAACTTAACACCGCGATAGGTTTCGTTGTATTGTTGAGGTTGTTGCTGCGCTTGCTCTTGCTTACGCACTTCGGTGTCATATTCAACACCACGATATACTACTTTTGACATTAGGGTTCTCCTTAATGGTTTAGGTTAAAGAGCGTTCCTTCAGTCGGCGTTTGCGTTCGCTATTTGCAAATAGCGAATGAACGATCCGTTCCGCGTCGGCTTACTTCCGTCTGATTTCCAGATGAACGTAAGGTCATTATAGACCTATTGCATTTATATAGCAAGGTTTAATTGTAATATTTGTTACAATTTTATAAAATCTTAGGGGATTGAAATTTTTGCCGAAAATTTTTCCCCCTATCCGGAAAACTAAAAGTGAATTTTGTTTTAACGTTCAATATAACTTAAAGTGTGACGTGAAGAGTTAAGTTGTTCAATAATAATATCACATCCAATTTTAGGATTGCAATCTCCACAGGTATACACATCACAAGCAGCTTTACCTTCTTCTGGCCAGGTATGAATACTAATGTGACTCTCGGACAATAAACAAATTACCGTTACACCTTGGGGATCAAACTTCTTAAAAATAGTTTGACAAACAGTTGCTCCACTGGCAATCGCAGCGTTTTCTAATAGATCAATAAGAAAATGCTCATCGTTTAAATGAACGAATGAGCATTCATAAAGATTAAGAAGATAATGCTTACCCATTCTATTTTCTTTTTTTCTTCTCTGGCGCTCGGTATCCCCAAATTTTTGGGTTTGTCCTACCATAACCAAAATCGATTTTTTGAATTACACTAGGACCAAATTTATCATAATAAAGATCAAAAATTTTGGATCTTGTTCCTCTACAAAGATCCAAATATTCTTTACTATCAACCATATACCAAATTAAGTATGCGTCATTAGGAAAAGAAGAATCTTTTGCTTGTTCAATTGTAGTTTTTTCTAATAAAATTTGACAACCATATCTGGGAGGTAAATTTTGTTTTTCTTCTGGAGTCCATTCCATGGATATTTCAGTTCCTCCCATTTGAGCAGATTTAATTACATTCTCCAATTTATTCACGAACGCCCACCCCATTTAATGTCGGGATAAGCTTCAGAGACAAGTTCTTTAGTTATTTTATATTTATTTTGAAGTTTTTTATCTTTTACAAGACAAAGAATTTCCGATTCAAGAGGATGAAGTCCTTGAAGGATATTAATAAACATAGTTTCTCTACGAAGAGAACTTAAAGTATCATTTCCACCCTTAATAAAATTATAAAACATTTTATATTCTTTACGTATTGTAGAATATCCTTGATCTGTTGCTCCTAAAGATGAGCTGCCAAGTTCATTCATTTTAGATACAGCATCATTAATTTTTTCACTTAATGTTCCACTAAATGAATTTTGCTCACCTACACTCGAATATGGAACCTCTCCAGGAGGAAGTACTGAAATAATAGTATCATCAAAATTCCAAATAAAAACAGCCTTTATTGAAGGGTGCTCATACTTTTTCAAAATTTCTAATTTTTTTGCATTTGATCTTTGTTTCGAAATTAAGTTAAAAATTTCAAACAAAAAAGGATTTGCTGGTAGATTTTGTAGTTGAGATTCAACTGTTTTTGTTGTGTTATTCTTCGTCTTCTGTTGCGTCGTCGTTGTCATAATAGTTCTCAAAATTAAATGCAATTACCTCGTCAGGTATTAAATTACCTTGCGAATCAAACATTTCGGGATGAGGTCTAGGAATTTCCCGATAGTTCATCATATATTCCCTTGCTACCCAACCACTTATAATGCCCACTATAAAAAATAAAACTGTTAGAAATGAACCGAAAACTAAACTAACTGCTAACATTTTTTTTACCTCGGGAAACTACTTTTCTTTTCCTAGATTTAAAGGAAAATTCAAAATAAACGGTTACTTCCCGATTGAGAAAGCAAACCATTTTTTCAAAAATAATATGAAATGGTTGAGTTTGCTTTCTTTTACCTCCATTAAGAATAAATTCAACACCACGGTTTCTGTGGTTTTCTTTTTTATTTAGGTTATGATTTAATGATTTGTTGTTCCTTGAGGAATTTGATTGTGTCAACTGATCCTCCTATTTTTTTATCGTTACAAACAACTTGTGGAAACGTAGATCCCTCTCCAAATTCTGCGTAAAATTCTTCTCTACTAAAATCTTCGTCAAGAGTATAAGTAACGTATTTTTGTTTTGTCAATTCTAACACGTTTTTAACTTTATCGCAATATGGGCAGCCTTGTTTTGAATAAATTGTAAAATTCATAATTGTTAAAATCCTAAATGTTTTCTACGAATAAATTTTAAATCATATGAAGTATCAGAAATCGAAACATTGGGATTATTAAATGGAAACTTATATGGGTTACTAATATGCCATGGAGAATCGTCAATATCTGGATTATATCCCCATTTATTAACAATATAATACATATTAGATTCATTTGAATATGAAAGTCTTTTTTCTAAAGACCTTTCTTTCCTCCAAGTTTGACTTCCTTCATTATTAATTCTATTGTGTCCTATTTTAACTTTAGAGATTGGAATTTTTTTACTTTTTAATCTAAAAAAATAATCAACATCTTCACAGTAAGCAGGATAAAAATTTTCGTCAAATAAACCACACTCTTGGATAAGAGTATCTCTGATTGCAAACCACTCCCAACTTTTTTCATAATTTAAAAATTTAATATTAGGATCTTGCATTTTTTCAAAGACCTCCATAAGAAGTCCTGGAGAAAAAGAAATATCATGAGAACAAATAATCCAATATGGACATGTCATATAACATTTTATGATTAAATTCCAAGATCCAGAACAACCAAGATTTGAAGGTAAATGAGAAACTTTTATCTTGTTTATATATTTGTGACTTTTTTTAGATATTTCATCTAATTCTTGATCAATTTCTCCTCTACCATTATTGTTAATAATAAACAAATGATTTACAGGATAATCAATACTTTCAATCAATTTTTCAAGGAGATAAACTCCATTAACAATAGGAACACCAATAACTGGTATCATACCTCAACACCCATCTTAGCAAGATTATTGATCAGAATATCCTTATCTTTTTCGGAAACTGTATATTCTTTTAAAATATTTAGAAGTAAAGATCTAGATTCTTCAACTTTACCCCACCACCATCCAGAAACACCCTTTGCAAATAAAATTCCCTGTTTACCAGGATATTCAACATCGGTTTTTAATGGTGGAAGATTAAAATCACAATGAATTAATGCAAGTTCGGCAGTTGAATAACAATCTTGCCACCACTCACGCTTTTGAGCAAATCTTGCCAGTAAGAAATATGCTTCTGGGCGACTTGGTAAAAACATTTGTGCTTGCCATAATAATGATCTTGCACTACCGTCTCTTGTACCTTGTTTATCATAACAATAAGATGCACGAATTAATGCCTCATATGCAAGAGTAGGATCAGAGTTTGTTGCTCTTTCAGCGCACCTTAGAAAATATGAGAGAGCTGGGGCAGTGTGTCCTTGATTTTCATACCAAACTCCAAGATTAAAATTATGATCTGGATTTTCTGTATCTAAAGAATATGCTTCCAAAAGATTTTCAAGTTCTGTTTTTTCAGCAAGAGAACTAATTTTGTTTTTAGATTTCCAATATTCTAATACAGATTTACTTGCATGATAATGATTTCTTTTTTGTCCGACATTAACGTCATTATCTTGTTCTTTTGTAAATGTAGATTCTAATTCAACTTCTTCTACAAAAAGAGGAACAGTATAACATTTACCCAAAGTAGTAAATAATATATTTTCAATTAAAGGCATCACATTAGAATTAGGTATCTCTAAAAAGTAAACATCACCTTTAATATAATTGTCTATTATTTTTTTAGCATAATCCCTTGTTATGATATAGGCGGTAGCACTCCAATCGTCCCAATATCTTTCTCTTACTTTAAAGTTCCCAAAGTCTTCCCGAATAGTAACCAACTGAACAACATCCCAATCATTAGGGAGATTTTTTATAAATTCTTCCCAAGTAAAGTCCCAGTATTGAACGGTCTCTAAACTAAGATCATCCTCACAAAAAAATGCATATTCGTCTTCAGTTTCATCATACCATTTTTTAATTGCTTTCAAATGAGAAACACAACAACCTGCAGTGCCAGAATTTAATTGGAAAAGATATTTTCCGACAACAGTATCATTAGATTCTGAAAATCTTTTTGAAATTACTGGAGTAATCTTTATTCCATATTCTAAAAATTGATTTTTAATATTTTTTTGCCTTTCTGCACTTTCCTCCAAAGTCATAAAATATGCTTTGGGGAATTTATTTAACTTATTATTTAAATTTTTTGAAGCAATATAAAATTGATCCGTAACTTTTTCTAAATTCCAAACAATATCAGATTTAAAATAATAACTTGCAATTTCGGACAAAGATTTCTGTCGATTTATTTCAATGTGCTGTTGAGCAAGAACATACTCAATTTGCCATTCAAGTTCATCACCTTTATAGTAAGAAGAAAGCATATTGCGAACATTCATTTCTAAGTTCTTATCCGTATGATAAGCTTCAAAATTTTCTAGTCTTTTTTTATCAGGATGAGGAATATGAATAATATTATGATTATATTCTACTTTATGTTTTTTTAATCCAAGAAGTTCTAAACGATGAGATATTTCGTCATCCTCATAAGCATAATATTGAGTATGAATTTCATTAAAACCACCTACTTTTAAATAATTTTCTCTACTAATGTAAAGAAGACCTCTTAAATATTTAAAATATGGACTTGAATTAATTTCTACTTGCTCATAATCATTCTGTCCACACAAAAAAGATTCATTATCAATCTTGTAATGTTCAAAAAAATTAAAGTAAGGATTTAAAATATAATCAGTGTCTACCTTAAGTATATAATCCCCAGTTGCAACATTGGCAGCAAGGTTTAATGGTTGTGGTTGATTAAAATAAGTTTGATTAGGAACATTAATGACTTTAATTCTTTCGTCCCAATCAGTTAATTCCCTAAGAGATTCGTCAGAACTCCAATCAACAATAATAATCTCTGTTATTTCTTTAAATAACAACCAAGAGGAAAGAGAAATTTTAAGTGGTGCATTTCTATTTTTACATGCACAAATTAGTGAAACATTCATATTAAAATCCATTCATCAGGACAAACATCTTTTGATTCCCAAACAGTACCATCTTCATATGGATTCCAAGTAAGTTGCGATATTTCATGCCATTCTTTAGTATTATGGACATAATCAGTATACCATTTTTTTGGAGCAATAACTTTGTTACTGTCCGATAACCAAGCGCCCCACCAAGCAAAGGTACTGTTTGAGATTATATGGTATTTACACATGGTCATCATACACAAATCTACAAAATGACTTGAAGACTGTGAAAAAGAAAATCTAGATCCGTGAAAAATACTTAGCCTCATACAAGTTTCAACATCGTCAGAAAAAATTATTACTGGTAAATCTCTATCAAAACAAGATAAAGATTTTTTATAATAATCAAGATCAAGATTTTTCATAATGTCATGACCTGTGCTGTCTGTCATTCTAATGTGCAATGAAATAACTTCATTATCAATACTTAATTGATTAAAACATTGTCTTGAAGTATTAAAAATATCTTTTTTAAAAGTATAATGCTTTTTGATAGTATCTTTTATATGTGTAAAATATTTTTCCGTTTGAAAAAATCCTAGTATATCAACATTTCCTGGACATTGATCAAAAAATTTTTTATCAAAAGAATGAATCTTTGGAGATATTCTTTCAAATGAAGACCAATCTGATATTTTTGTACTAAAATTGTCCAATTCAAAACACTTATATAGTTCTATATGATCTGTTAAATTTGGTGGAAGTGTGTAATCATAATTATTGTGATTTGCTATTCCTAAAAGAGTAGCATATTGAAACATTTGATTTCCAAGTCTACCTAAATGTCCAAGATAATTAAATGTTAACATTTTTTTCTATCAAAATAGCCAAAATATCATCCCTAATAAAGTAGAAAAGACTATGGTTTTTGAAACATGATATTACATTTTTCAGAGTAACTTCTGACCAGTCCTCTACCATGTTAGTTCCAAAGAGTCTATAGTCATCGATCAGTATAACAGCTTTATTTGATTTGTATGTACTGTCTATAATTGAACACTCGTCAAGTAGTGGACAATCTTTTTCACCTCTGGCAGTATCAAAAGAAGACCAGTGACCATCTAACCAAAAAACTACACGTTCATTAGAATTTAGACTTTGTAAAATATCTGACAATAAATTTTCAGTAGCCCCCAAATGATTTACTACATTAGTGTAGTTTTGTTCTTTTTTAATAGAGTCAAAAAAGTTATAATAATTTTCAGACAACTCAATTGTATGGAGAACTTTAAAAGAAGAAATCAAATTCATTATAGTTGTCCCTCCTTTAGTTCCGGATTCTATAAAAACTTCATAATCATTTTGATCTTCAGTTAAATTTTTCAAAAAAGAGATTACTATTTCAGATGTTAGTGATGCCATAATTATTCAAGTATATAATTAGAAACAAATTTTTTATTAACTTTCAAAAGATAAGCAGCATTATCCTGGAAACCAAATGTAATTAGATAGTCATCACCATATTCGCACATACCAACGGCAAATTCAATCTCTGCTTCTAAGAAAGAAAACCTTCTTGAAACTTTTACAATATTCCAATCTTTATCCCAAACAATAAATCTGTGGCGGTAAGTACCGTCCTTTCTGCCTGCGGGACTTCTGGTGAGAAAAGTTTCATGATTTAAAGCAAGACGATATTCACCAAAAGGAATAACCTGAGATCCTCCACGAAGATCAATACACCCTAGATCTGTCCATTCTTTTATAACAACCTGAGTTGTCTGACCAGTGTGAATATCATATTTAACAACTTCTGTACCATTCGTCCATTTAACAAAATGATATGGCATATCAAGAATTGGCATCCAATTCTTTTCACAATAAGAACTGTTATCTCCTGGAGTTGGAATACGGTGTTGACTTAGTTCTTTAACCACGCCATCTACAATTTCAATCTCACAAAGTTCCATTCTTCCCGTGCCAATGGTATCAAGATCCCTTCTCACACCACACGTATAAAGTTTACCTTCCCATCTAAAAATACGAGCATCTTCTAATCCAACAAACTCCCAAAGTTCTTTATCGGGATGTTTAGAAGTATCAATATGAGTATGCCATTTAAGTCTCAGATTTTCATCCAGTTCACCAATTACATTCCATGTACGCAAACGCATATCATTTTCTGGGTGAATATAAACTAGTGGCCCCCAGTGGTGCTCAAATGTTTTTTTCTCAGAATGATAAAGTGTGTAATTGATATTTCTAAGATTGACAATGAGTTTACCATTATCATTATAAATTGATGGATTTGTTATTGCAGGTCCCTTTAAATCTGTTGAAGGAATAATAAGTGGATGAATAGATCCCCCATTTTCCAACGCAAGTTTTACAAAATTACTCATACTTATTACAACTTTAAAATTATTATACCATATTTTGTGCGGGATTTTCTCTTTGTTTAAAATCCCAACTTAAATTAGTTTCATTCCATTCATAATAATAAAAATTTTCTTTTTGTTCCTCTGTAATTTCTGGTTGAGAAACTGGTGCTTCCCATTCATATGTATCGGTATTTAAAATCCAAGAAGAGTATGGTTGTGGATTCAAAAATACATCATATTCTTCATTATAAGTCATTCCAGGACTAGCATAACGACATCTAAAATTATTATTATATGAAGTTTGTTTCCATTTAGTATTTGCCCCAAATAATTTTTTACAAAATGCTATTCCAATTTCTTCTACTTCCACACCATTTAAATCAGAAGTATCTTGGTTGGATACTACGATTGTTTGTTTTACGATATTGTTTTCATCTAATTCAGAAAAATGTGCCATAACTGTATGAAATTATTTTTTTAATTATGTATATGCTTTATAACGAAGTATAACAATTCCAGATCCACCAGAACCGCCAGTGCCACCAGTAGGAGAAGCACCACCACCACCACCGCCGCCGCCAGTGTTGGTTGTTCCTGAAGTTCCATTTCTAATCCCTGCAGTTGCACTTGATCTTCCACCAGCACCTCCTCCACCAGCACCACCAGTTGATGGCGTTGTAACAGGAGTTGGAGAAGCGCCACCACCACCACCACCGCCAAAAAATCTACCAGGGGTAGGACCAGGGGTTCCGTAAGAAGGTGGAATACCAGAATCTCCTAAAAATGCTGCTCTACCAACTCCACCAGGACCAGCAAGATTTCCAGGACCAGGTGAAGTTCCAGAACCACCAGCACCACCAGCACCCCCACCACCACCTGATGCAAATGAAAAAATAGCACAGTATCCACCAGGAGTTCCTTGATCCCCTGTTCCATTTCCACCATGAAATAAAGAGGTTCCTCCTCCTCCACCTCCACCAGAACCACCAGGTCTTCCAGAATTTGGGGCAGGAAAAACTCCACCAGTTCCACCACCTATTACAACATTGACATTTGGCTGGTTTGAAATGGAAGATGGGGTTCCGTCTGTAGATTGTGCGCCACCACCACCCACAGAAATAGTATAAGATCCAGGAGAAAGTAAAACAGTTCCTTCAGAAACTCCACCAGCACCACCACCACCACCAGTTGTGTCAGTAAATGAACCATTTCCAGTAGCACCCCCTGCACCACCAGCAACAATCATATAATCTACATAAATTTCACCATTAGAAATCGTAAGTGGTCCTGTGGCAGTAAAAATATTATACTTATATCCATTTCCAGGTGTTAATACTGTTCCACCTGCAATAACTGCTTTACTTACCCATTTATTTTTTCTAAGTAAAAAAGATTGAGAAGATAGATTAAAAAATCCACCGTCAGAATATGTACTAACACCAAATCCGATTCTATTTCCAAGATGCTTTGACATATAATTTACCTATTAAGAATATAAGTATCTGAAAATTACAATTCCAGAACCACCCGATCCACCAGATCCACCACCTTCTCCTCCACCACCTCCAGATCCAGTATTAATTTTTCCAGGAGATCCAGAATCGTCTGCTCCTCCTCCATTTCCACCACCACCAGATCCACCAAGTGATGGAGTAGTATAACCATCATCTCCACCACCACCTCCTCCACCGGCAAACCAACGTCCAGCAGTAGGTCCAGGCATCCCATAGGCACCAGGTAATCCAGTATCACCACTAAAAGCAGTTTTCCCTGCACCACCTGCACCACCGGCACCAGGAGGTGCAGCTCCCAAACCTGGCGATCCAGAAGAACCGGCACCTCCACCTCCTCCACCTGCATTCGCTTCTGGATTAAACGCACTACCGCCGGTCCCGCCAGGATTACCTTGCGGACCACCAAGTAGTGCAGGTATTGATGGGGAGTTTCCTGCTCCGCCGGAGTAATTTATTGGTGCATTCCCAGCGCCGCCGCCACCAGATCCACCAGGAGAACCACTACCAGTACCGCTCCCCCCACCACCTCTTTGAGAGGTTATAGAAGTAAATAGAGGAGGTCCTACAATAGAAGAATTAGATTCAGAACCACCAATGGTAATTGTATATCTTCCTGGTCCAATGGTAGTTGTGGTACTTACGAATCCTCCTGCTCCACCTCCACCTCCACTTTCAAAACTGGGACCAGGAGATCCACTTCCACCACCAGCAATTACAAGATACTGAACAGAACCACCACTATTTACAGTTAATGTTCCAGTGCTTGTAAAAACATGATATCTATATCCATTTCCTGGAATATGGGGAGTTCCTCCTTCTATATCAATTCTATTCCAAATATTTGTTTTTATAAGAACTTGCTGAGATAAACTATTAAAAAATCCACCATTATCTGGGGATTTTCCAATAAAGTTTCCAATATTTCTAGTCATTTTTATTAACTAATAGTCTCATAAGAAGCAAGAATATCAATTGAATTTGCAGTTCCTGCCTGTGCTGCTATTGATCTATTTTCTTCAATATAAAGAGGTGTATCTTTTCCAATTAATGCGAGTGTAGATCCAGCAGGAACTGAAATTGTAGTCCCGATTGAAACGGAAGTTCCTGCTCCTGCTGCTTGACTAAAATAATCAACAGTAATATTTGCAGAAGTTCCAGTAGTATTAGAAGCAAGTAATGTATTGACCTTATATACCGAATTACTAGACTCAGGATTAGAAATTATTACAGACCAACCTGTACTAATATTAGCAACAAAAGTTGTAATACCTACAATAGAAGAAACATTAACAATGTTTGGTGCTGCCATTTACTTTCAGTTTTTCAGATATTTATATTTATCCAGGTGTCAACCAAGCAAGCATTGAAAGACCTTTAGCATTTTTAGCAAGTGTTGCCTGTGTTCCTTGTCCCACTAATTCACCTGTAATTCCTTGAGCACCTTGGTGACTTCCAATAACACCCTGAGTTCCTTGAAAACTACGCCCCTGAACACCTTGAGTCCCTTGAGTTTGAGTTGATAAAAAAGTACTTAATGAAGTTGGCATTTTATTTTAAGAAGGAGACAAGTAAGAAAGTATGGCAAGTCCAATTTCAGAACGACCTTGAAGACCCTGAACACCTTGTGTACTAAATGATCCTCCAACACCTTGAATCCCCTGACCTCCTTGAAGACCTTGAGATCCCTGAGAAGCAATTGCTCCTTGAACACCTTGAAGTCCATTATAAGTAGTTCCTAAAAATGACGATAAACTGGTTGGCATTTTATATCACATTTTTTACTATTTATTACCTTGCCATATCATTCGCACACTGCACTCTTTGTCCATCAGCAAGAACATAATGAAAAAAGATTTGATGATAATAAAGTCCTTCTTTTTCTACTCTTTTACCATACCAAGTTCTTGTATGTTCAGTAGGCATAGGATCTCGCCAATGAGGTCTTTCACATCCCTTATAGACCATTCCATCACCAGCATTTAGAATTACTGAGCGATTTTCTCCTCTTTTTGAGATGATTGTTTTCTTTTTATCCGCATAAGTATCTGGAGTTTTGATCCAAATGGGCCAAGGTTCCTCAAGATTTGTACTAATATGAGTTGTTACAGAAATTTCACAAGCATCACGATCTGCGTGTCTTGTTAGTTCTTGTCCTGGAAAATAAAAACGATCATAATAATAAGTATTATAAAGTTTTCTTCCCAATTCTTTTTCTAATTTAATTCGAATACCAGAATGAATTGAACGATATTGTGGGTGCCAATAGCAAGCAAGAGATCCCTCTACCTGCATTTCAAGTTCGTGATAGGTAAATTGATCTAATTTTTTACCCCAATAATTAATCTGTCCTCTTTCTTCTGGAACTGGACGATAAAGTTCTTTTGAATCCCACAGATTCTTAATTACCAAATATCCATTCTTTTCAAAGAACTCATTATTGGTCTTCGAAGTTCCTGTATTTAATCTTTCTTGGTAGAAGAGTTGTTCTTCTGTCATTTGTTCTGCCATTTCAGGACCACCTCTTACCGCATACCCACCCGACCAAACTCTTACGAGTTCCTTTAGTTACTTTAAGAACACGATGTTGAGTTCTTGAGTCAAAAACAATTACAGTTCCTCTTTTTCTTGGAGCAAAATAAGACTTACCATCCTCTGCAAGAAGTTGAAGATTTCCACCCTCATAATCATCTGGATCTGAAAGTTGAACCACAAATGAAAGTTTTCTTACAAGTTCTAGATTCTCATTTAGATAGTCTTGTGCTCTTCCTTCGTGATGATTTCCAACAGATACTGGTTTATATTGACCGGCAATACCGGCATCATTATGCCAACCATAAAACTCACCAACTCCATATTGAGTGAATTGCATACTCTCCCCATCAATATTTCTTATATCATATAAAAAATTCTCACGATTTGCTCTTTCAACATAATGCCAAACAAATCCAGCAGTCCAATGAGTTGTTGGAACCCAGGCATTTTTTGAATTTCTTTTATCACGATTGAGAGCATCTCCCATTAGTCTGGAGTCTCCCATTTGTTGTTGAAAATTATCCGTTAAGTCTTCTTCAATTGTTTCTATGATTTTTGGATTTAACTCAGTTTGATACCATATTGATTGGAATGCCAAATTTCAATCTCCTTATAATTTATTCATCACCATTATATATCACTTTTATAAAAACCTCAAGTTGCAGTCTTTAATTCCCATTCTTGAGTTTCTTCATTCCACTCATAATAACTTCCAGATTCTCTTTGTTCCTCTGTAAGTTCTGGTTCAGGTATTGGAGGTTCCCATTCATAAGTTTCAGTATTTAAAGACCAAGAAGGATAGGGTTGAGGAAGTAAAAATACATCGTGTTGATTATCATAAACCATTCCAGTACCAGCATAACGACATCTAAAATTACTGTTATATGAAGTTTGTAACCAATTTGTTAAAGGTCCGTGAACTGATTTGAGAAACTGTATTCCTACTTCTTCACTTTCATTTCCATTTTCGTCAAGAATATCTTCGTTTCTTACAACGGATACTCTTAAGACTTTATTATCATAACCAATCTGTGCAAAGTGTGCCATATAATTTTACCTCCTTATTCTGGATATTGAATAATAACAATGCCAGGACCGCCAGATCCCCCTATTGCGGTGGATTCTTCAGCACCTCCACCTCCACCACCACCAGTGTTGGTGGTTCCATCTACACCATTAACGGGATGACCATCTGGAGCTCCTGGAATGCTTCCACCCCTACCTCCTCCACCTGCTCCTCCTGAAGTACCGTTTCCAGGATTACCTCCACCACCTCCACCTCCAGCAAAATATCTATATATTGCAGTTGGTGTAAGTGGTCCTGGAGTTCCATAAGCAGATGGAGACAAAACAGAATACCAACCTCCGTTAGTTGGGGTTGAGGGGGTGCTTGCAGCACCACCACCAAGTCCACCGTTGGGGGCCCCTGCACCAGGCGTAGAAGCTCCTGGATTTCCTTGAATTAGTGGACTTGGAGAAGCACTTCCACCATTAACGGTATAAAATGGTGGAGGTGCTCCGTTAGTCCCACAAGCACCTCCACCAGATCCACCAGCACCACCTGCAATTCTTGCTCCGGGTGGGGATGGATTAACATGTACAATGGATCCACCACCTCCTCCACCACCATATGCAATAATCTGTAATGCTCCTGGATTTCCTATTGTTGTATTTTGACCAGGAGATCCGGATTGTGGTAGAGGATTTGCACTATTACCGCCAGCACCGCCAGTTCCAATACCAATTGGATAAGTTGCAACACCCACAGGATATTGTTCTCCTGCTCTTACCGAATAACCTGGGTTCCAAGGATATGCCTCTGGAATTACAAGTGGTGTTGTTGTGGAATTATGAATGGAAGACACAAAACCACCGGCACCACCACCACCTCCAATATAAGAACCGCCTCCTCCACCACCACCAACAGCAAGATAATCAATCCATTGAAGTGTTGGGTCAGTAACAGTAAAATCTCCAGGAGAAGTAAAAATATGTCTCCATACACCAGGATGTTCTGGATGAGTACTTGGTTCTACTGTTCCACCAGTTGCTCTTGTGTAAGGTGCATTTTTTTTGTATCTTATGCAAACAATTCCAGAACCACCATTAAATCCTGGAGATGTTGTTTGACCAATTCCACCATGACCAGTATTATCAGTAGCATTAAGTTGTGGTGAAGAATTAGATGGTGGAGGCCATGCTCTTCCTCCAGCAGATAATCCACCTCCAGAATTTCCAGAATAAGTGCTCCCTTCCGCTACATCATTGTACCAAACTGGATAATTTGTTGATGGAATTGCTTTCCCAATAATAGGAATTGGAAATTGAGGAACGAGTCTTCCTGGTCCACCATAACCTCTGGGAACAAAAGGTGGACCAGCTGGATCACCATTTGCTTCATGCCCACCTGCACCACCTGCTCCACCGCCACCGCCACCAATAGCCGGGGGGCTACTGTTGGGCATTGATGATGGAGCGCCTGGATATCCCTGTCTTGGTATAGTTTCAGGAGTATTTCCTGTTCCTCCAGATCTACCACCTGTGGGTGGGGCACTGAAAGCTCCACCACCAGATCCTCCAGGATCCCCGAGCGCCTGCGAACTTATTAGAGGGAAAGGTCCATTACCTCCACCACCCCCACCTCCTTCGGCAGTTAATCCAAATGCTGCGGAATTAACTCCGTGTCTTGATGCCGATGGATTATTAGGTCCATTAGATGCACCACCGCCACCAATAGAAATTGAATAAGATCCTGGAGCATTAGAAACACCAATATTACCAAATAACATCCCACCGGCACCCCCTCCACCGCCGGGAATAGTGCCGCCAGATCCCGCACCACCCGCCCCGCCGCCTGCAACAATCATATAATCAACACTATCAATTACCGCAGGAGGACGATTAACTGCAAAGGTTCCATCACCAGTGAAGATATGATAAATGTATCCATCACCACCGTCAATAATGGTTCCACCAGTTGCATAATTTCCTAAACCGGGGGCATTTTCAAAAGTATAAAACTCGCGGTTCTTACCACTTGCATTATATCTTGTTGCTGGTGGTCCCGGTGACCAATTCTTTGAACCAATAGAATTTACACTTTTACCTGCCATTTATCAAGCCTCCTTATCGCCAAGAATTAAAACATTGATTGCATCTGTGGTACTTGAGTTATAAACTTGAACCGTATCATTATCACTTGCTAATGTAATAGGATATGCAAGTTCGAAGAAATAAGTATCTGTTGGTTGAATAGAAAGTTGTGCAAGTTGATTAATAGAACTTGCAGTCCCAGGAGAACCACTAGAAACAGGAACAATATGAATTTTTATAGTGCTTGAATTTATCGTATCAATATTATGACAGATTATTGAACGAATATAACAAGTTTTTGCAGAACCTACAGTCAAAACAGTTGCAGTAGTTCCAAGTGCAACTCTTGTGACCGTTCCTAATCCTACCTTTGCAAGTGCCATTATATCCCTATAGTTTTTGAATATTTATAGTGCAAATAACATAATCTCTAAAATATCACCAGTTCCACCACCACTTGTACTAGATCCAGTAGTACCTTGAGCGCCCGCTGGACCAGCATAAGAATAAACTTGCCATGTAGAACCATTATAAACAAACTCAACTATAATTCCCTTAATATCTAATACAAAATCATCACTCAATCCTTCAATTGTACTTCCATTTCTAGCGACTGTTAAATTATTAGTAAACCAATCGTTGTCATCACCAATACGAATATAATCACCAGAAGATGGAGATGCTGGTAAAGTAATAGTAAAAGATCCACCAGAGGTATTGGCGAGTATTTGGTCTTTTGCAACAGCAGTGTAATTTGCAGTTTTTACTGTCCATGGAATAGGAGTTCCAATAAGTCCCTGAAGTCCTTGCCTTCCTTGATTACCTTGAAGTCCTTGAGTGCCTTGCAATCCTTGATTACCTTGAAGTCCTTGAGTGCCTTGCCTTCCTTGATTACCTTGAAGTCCTTGAGTGCCTTGCAATCCTTGATTACCTTGAAGTCCTTGAGTGCCTTGCAATCCTTGATTACCTTGAAGTCCTTGAGCACCTTGAGTACCCTGAAGACCTTGAGTACCTTGAGTTCCTTGATCTCCCTGAAGTCCTTGAAGACCTTGAAGTCCTTGATTACCTTGAAGTCCTTGAGTACCTTGAGTTCCTTGATCTCCCTGAAGTCCTTGAAGACCTTGAAGTCCTTGATTACCTTGAAGTCCTTGAGTACCCTGAGTTCCTTGATCTCCCTGAAGTCCTTGAGTACCCTGAGTTCCTTGATCTCCCTGAAGACCTTGAACCCCTTGATTACTTAATCCCTGAAGTCCTTGAGTACCCTGAGTTCCTTGATCTCCCTGAAGTCCTTGAAGACCTTGAAGTCCTTGATTACCTTGAAGACCTTGAGCACCTTGAAGTCCTTGATTGCCTTGATTACCTTGAAGACCTTGAGTTCCCTGGTGTCCTTGAAGACCTTGATTGCCTTGAAGTCCTTGAAGACCTTGAGTACCTTGAAGTCCTTGATTACCTTGGAGTCCTTGATTACCTTGGAGTCCTTGAGTACCCTGCAGTCCTTGAGTACCTTGAAGACCTTGAGTACCTTGAAGACCTTGAGTACCTTGAAGTCCCTGAAGTCCTTGTGTACCTTGAAGTCCTTGATTGCCTTGAAGTCCTTGAGTACCTTGAAGTCCCTGAAGTCCTTGTGTACCTTGAAGTCCTGCCGCAAATGGAGGAGTCCAACTTACTCCAATACCAGCACCAACAACAGTTAAAACAGATCCCGCAGCACCTACATTTCCATAATAATCTTTAAGGGCAGAACGAACTCTTATATTTCCATTTACGTCTAAAGGATCTGATGGATTTGTAGTTCCTATTCCAGTATTACCAGAAACATAAGCACCACCAGTAACTTGAAGTCTTTGTGATGCGGTTCCTGTTGATGTAGCAGTGCCGACTAATACTGCTCCACTATTGTTAAAGAAAGTATTTCCTGCTTCGTCAATTTTTATTTTTGTTGTGGTTCCTGTTGTATCGGCAATTGAAATACTTGTTCCAGTTAGATAGTTAGAATCAAGTATAAATGTTGTCTGAATACCAGATGGAGAACTTCTACTGAATCTTAATTTTCCAGTAAAACGATTGCTTTGGACTTCAATATCATCTCCAGTATTATCATTGGTAATAATATCAAAGGCAGCATTAACACCATCAACAAGTGTTCCAAGTCTTAATGCTGTTGCCTTTACACCTGTGGTATTTGGAGAGAACCAAGGAGTTCCACGAACATCAAGAACTGCTGATGCAATTGAAGTTCCGATACCAACTCTTTGAGTACTGTTATCAACTTCAAACCAAGTAACTCCACCATTCAAACCTTCAAAAGTTTGAATTTGTTCAGCACTTCTAGTAAATTTAAATAAATTACCACCACCACTTCCAACATCACTTAGTGCTTGCCAATAAAACTCTTGGTTATTAACACCAACATTCCAATTTCTATTATTTGCGGATGCATCAGATTCTGCAAATCTTATAATTGGAGTATTACTTTGTAAATGTAAAGGTCCTAATGGATTTGTGGTTCCGATACCAACTGAACCATCAGCACTAACAACAAAAGGAGTTGCATCGGGATTAGCAGAATCTTCAACTACCAGAGCATTACCAGAACCAAGTTGAGTAATGCGAACCATATCACTTGATGTGGTTCCAGAGAACAATCCAGCAATACTTGTGGTTGTTGGAACTACATTTAAAGTTGCTCCTGGATTTGTGATTCCAATACCAAGACTAGTTGGTGATGGAATGAAGACTGTACTTGCAGCACCAGCAACAGCAGAACCAACAGTGATTAAAGTTCTGGAACCAGAAGCACCACCAGTTGCAATATTAACAGTTTTTCCTACTCCAGAAGCATTAGCACCAGTAGCAATATTTAAAATATGACCAGAAGCAGACTGGTCTATTGTTATAGTTCCAGTTTGTGAAGCACCACCAACAATTAATGTTCCTGAAGTTTGTCCACTTGCCAGAGTGATGTTGGTAGTAGTATTACCACTAAGAAGTGTCGCAGCAACGTTTCCTGTAGTTATTGTTCCACCAGAAACTGTAAGGTTACTACTTGTTGCAACAGCACCATCAATTTGGAGTGATTCCTTAACTGTAACTGGTCTGCTAAAATGAGCAGTATCAGTTACATAAAGACGATTTTTTAATCTTGCTTCATTATTAATGATGACCGAAGACCTTGTGGAAATACCAGAAGATGCAAATTCAAGTGAAGGAACATCAGTATTGTATTGATAAACAGTATTATTACTATCACCAACTACATATGCCTTTGATTGGTCTTCTTGATAAAATATTCCATTTGGAGTAAGATCTTGGAAACCAACATAAACATTATCATAAAATACTGCAGTACTTAAGTCCCAAGGAGTAGATAAATCAAATCTTGCAACTAAATCACGGGCTGAATCCGTAATATACATCTTGATTCCAGTATCATTAAAATCAATACCCGTTGGAGCAGTCAGAGTCAGTGGAAGATTTTGAGTATTTGTCGCGCCAATCAAAAGTGTATGATTAAGAGTTACAGTTGAATCAATTTCCCAGGCAGTAGAAACTGTATATTCATAAACCGCATCACCAGTGGAACCAACCACATACATCTTAGTTCCATCATCTTTAAAATAAAGTCCTTGTGGTCCAGTATCATTTGCTCCTACATTAAAGTTTTTAACAGTGGTTCCAGCACCAGCAACAGTATCGGTAGTAACTCCAACAAGAGACCAAGGATTGCTTAATGTATAAGAATAAACTCTATCACCAGTTGGAGAAACCCCAGTTTGACCACAGATATACATTCTGGTTCCATCTGGTTTAAAATATAAACCTGTTGGAAAAGTTTCTTGTCCCCCAACAACAAAGTTAGTTGTAAATGTTGCAGTATTTACTTCCCAAGCAGTAGAAAGTGCATATTCATTTACATCATTTCCAGTATCACCAAGAATAAACATCTTGGTTCCATCATCTTTGAAGTAAATGTCTGTTGGTGCAGTATCTTGTCCACCAACTGCAAGACTTATACCACCATACTCCCAAGAGTTAATATCAACAACAGAGTAAATAGTGTTTACAGTAGAAGCATCAGTTCTACCAATTGAGATTGTTCCACGAACATCAAGTGCTGATTGTGGAGATGATGTTTTTATGCCAACATTACCATTCAATCTGTAAATATCATCTCCAGTCCCAGCAGACCATCTTGATGCTACAAATGGACTTCCATTTTGATAGAATGTTCCACTAAAATCAATATCTCCTGCTACATTTAGTTTATTATCTAAGACATTGATAGCACCTGCAGCAAGTCTTACACCATTTGGAACTTGGTCAGTACCAACACCTACAGCATAATTAAATAACCACGCATCAGTATTGAGTCCAGTCAAAGTACCAGACTTCAACCACATAATCTGCTTATATGTGGATGGAATATCATCAGTACCAAGACCAGCACTAATATTAAATAATGGACTTCCTTCAGTTGATGCAACAGCAATACCACCGTGATTTGCGGTATTATCATTAGAAATAACAATACCACCAGCAGTCGTAGCAAGACCAACAATGATATCTTTATCATTTACCACTAATGTAGTGGCGGCAATTAGAACACTAGTACCGCCAATTGTTACATTACCACCAACATAAAGATTAGTGCCGTCAAAAGTCAGGTTTCCAGAACCAGTTGGATTATTAGATCCGTCTTTATAAACAATTTGATTTGCAGAACCTGCTATAGGGCCTGTTAGACCTTGAGTACCTTGAAGACCTTGATTTCCTTGAAGACCTTGAATCCCTTGATTACTTAAACCTTGAAGACCTTGAGTACCTTGAGTTCCTTGATCTCCTTGAAGACCTTGAGTACCTTGATCTCCCTGAAGACCTTGATCACCTTGAAGACCTTGATCACCTTGAAGACCTTGTGTTCCTTGAGTACCTTGATGTCCTTGGAGACCTTGATTTCCTTGAAGACCTTGTGTTCCTTGAGTACCTTGAAGACCTTGTGTTCCTTGAGTACCTTGATCTCCCTGAAGACCTTGAACCCCTTGATTACTTAAACCTTGAAGACCTTGTGTTCCTTGATTTCCTTGAAGACCTTGAAATCCTTGAGATCCACCACCCTGAAGACCTTGAACTCCCTGATCTCCTAGATCACCAGTTCTCGAAAAAGATATAATTACATCTGAAATTGGATCTCCAATTTCAGATGGTGGTTGAGAGGTTGTAATTCCGGAAACATAACTACAATTAAAAATTATGTAATTTGGATATATTGACCCAGATTCACTTGGACTAATAGAAAAAATTACATAATGTTGATAATTATTTAAATCTTTAACTGAAAAATATCCTTTATGGTCTGAAGTTGAATCATCTATAGTTTCAAGAAAAGTAGATAATCCAACATTATAAAAATCACTCTTAGAAATTATTAATTTAGTACATAAACTAAAATTAGAATTGTTAAATTTAATATGACCAGGATCTGGTTCAGTTTCTGAAATTGATAGGTCAAAAGTGTATCTGAATGCTGAAGAACTGTAAGATCCAAATATACCTTGAATTCCATCTGCCCCTTGAGTACCTTGATCTCCCTGAAGACCTTGAGTACCTTGAAGTCCTTGAGTTCCTTGAGTACCTTGTGTTCCTTGATTACTTAAACCTTGAAGACCTTGAGTACCTTGAAGACCTTGAGTGCCTTGAAGACCTTGGGTTCCTTGATTACTTAAACCTTGAAGACCTTGAGTACCTTGAAG